TCCTGGGCTAGGTGCTGAGTTGGTAACTAAAGTACAGGAAGATACACAGCTTTTAGATGTTAGTTCTTATAATATAATTAGAAACAGCGTTGGGTATCATTATGGTCCTTGGAGTATAAATCCTTGGAAAAAATCATTAGATTCATATACCCCCGAAGAGCTGTGTGTATATCTATCGGATTATATTGCCAGCAAGCGTTGTATAGAAGTTGATTATAAGAGGAGTTAGTATGGCAAATAGTGAACTAAAAAAAGCAATAACTAAACATTTAAAAAAATCAGATCTTGGTGGAAGCAAAGAATTATCTCCCGGAACTACCCCCAGAAGATATGCTCCTGAGGGAGGGGTTAATAAACACAACGAACGTATTCATAAAGAAAGTAAATGGACTGATGATAATAAAAATCTTCCTTTTTCTTTCTCGAAGCCAACGAAGTCCCAAAAATCAAAAATTGCTAGATGCAAAAACTGTGGGACTATTAAGTCGGTTAATAAAAATACTGTGGGTGTTATTTGCAATAATTGTAAACAATACTCCGCTGTGGAGGAGATAGATGAGTAAATCAAGAAGAGGGCGTCCTTTAGGGTTCAAATTAAGTGAAGAAAGTAAACGCGCTATCAGTGAATCAAAGAAAGGACAAAAACATAAACAAGAAACAAAAGATAAGATTTCTAGGACACTAATGCTTTATTTCAGAAAACAGCATCCTATTTCTCAAGAAATAATAAATAGGTATTGTAGATCAAATAATGATAGCTTATGCTCTTGGGCTAATGATGTTAGTGAGGCTTTAGATAGTTTCGAGGATGTTAAGACTGAAAGGGCTATGAATAACATAAGAAAAACCGAGATTATGTATGGTCAGAATATAGAATATTTTAGTCATAATCTAACCCCTGAAAGAATTTTGATTTTAAAAGAATATTGTATAGAACATAATATAGATGTTGGTGGTTTAATTAAATAAAGGTATATATATAATGAATAATGGACCAGGAAGACCTAAGAACCCGCCTTCAGCTAAAAAAGTTTTAAAGGAGATACTGCCAGTTAAAGATATTTTTAGTCCTGATGAGTTAGAAATTTATACATCCCTAGTAGATATCTACATGAAGGATTTTGATGAGGATGATCTAAATTCTGCTGACATAGATGATATTATGACTATAGCTATTAATAAAGTACTAGAGATAAGGCTTCTTAAAAGTAGTATCACTGATACTGATAAACTAATAGATGTATCTGCTTCTGTAGAAAAGCTTAGGAAGCAAACTGAGAAGGTAAAAGAAAATCTATCTATGCGTAGGAAGGATCGTATAGACCCTAATGAGTTTAAAGGTTTTTCTATTGTGGATCTAGCTGCAGCTTTTGATAACGAAAAGAAGCTCAAAATGGAGAATAAGGCAATTAGGTTAAAGAAGGAACAAGATGCCGTGTCAGAAGGCCTTAAAGATCATGACGGTAATAGATATGATGTCGATAACGTACGTAAGGAGGATGTGGAAGCGGAATGAATGTTCGCAGGAATAGAAAAATAGATGCTATAATGGGGCAGGGCCCCATGCTTGTAGAGTTCTATAGAAATAACCCTTGTATAGCGGCTTATGATTTACTGGGAGTAGATCTTGCCCCGATACAAAGAATAGTTTTTGAAGATATGTGGTTTAAGAACTTTGTAATTACCGTTATCTCTCGTGGAGGGGGTAAAACTTATTTGCAGGGGTTATTAGCAGTTTTGAGCTGTATGCTATATCCAGGCTATAGGGTAGGTTTAGTAGGGCCTTCTTTTAGACAATCAAAACTAATATTTGCTGAAATAGAGAAGTTATATTCTAAATCATCAGTACTTAGAGAAGCAACTGAAAAGAGGCCTATACGTGGCTCCGATGTTTGTTATTTAAAATTTAAAGGAATAGGCCATACAAACGGCTCTTACCTAGAAGCTCTTCCTTTGGGAACCGATGGTGCTAAAATACGTGGTTCCCGTTTTTATTTAATGTGTATAGACGAGTTAGCCCAAGTTCCAGATAAGATTATTGATATGGTACTTCGTCCTATGGGGGCTACTAAACAAGATCCTATGGCGCATGTACGTCATTTAGAAAGGAAGAAGGCTCTTATAGAGGCCGGATTGGCTGTTGAAAGTGATTTTGAGGATGAGACCGTAAACAAAATGGTAATGACTTCTTCTGGTTTTTATAAGTTTAATCATATGTATCGTAGAATGAGATCTTACTGGGACAGTATGGTGGAGTTTGAAGAGAAAGATGAATTTTGTCCTTATGCTGTTCATCAGATACCACATAGATTTTTGCCCGAAGGCTTTTTAGATAAGAACAACATTGATGAGGCTATACGTACTATGTCCAACCATGAGTTTCGTATGGAGTACCAGGCCGAAATGATATCTGATTCAGAGGGTTTCTTTAAAGCTTCTTTATTAGAGTCTTGTACATTGGGGAGTGGTTTTACAGTAGAGCTAAGTGGTCAAAGAGAAAGTAGTTATATTTTAGGCGTTGACCCTAACCAAGCCGGTAAAGCCAGTTGCGGTGTTGTAGTTGTTAAATTAGGACCAATTAATAAAATAGTTAATGTATTAGAGCTTAAAAAGCAGACCACACAAGAACTAACAATGTCTGTTCAAGAACTATGTGAAACCTACAAAGTAGTTAGAATATTTATGGATAAGGGCGGCGGTGGTAAAGCTATATGCGATTTGTTGGAAGAGGGTTATAATAATAGAAAACCCATTATAGATAGAACCAATGATGATCATAAACATTTAGAAGGCCGACATATATTAGAAATGATTAATTTTAATACTGCTTGGATATCTGAAGCTAACTTCTCAACGCTGTCTTTGTTAGAAGATAAAAGGCTTCTATTCCCACAAGTACCTACTTCTACAATTGATATGGAAGCCATACAGTATGAAAATGTAGTTGAGCTTAAGAAACAAATGCTTAACATAATTGTTACACAGACTGCTAGTGGTGCCTTGCATTTTGATACACCTAAGAAAGGACAAAACAAAGACTTATATTCTGCTGTAATTCTTGCCGGTTATGGTGCTAGACTTATAGAAAAAGAACTAGAGGGTGATGGGGAGCCTATTCTTTATAATTATAGTGGTATGGTCAGGGCCAGACATCAAGGAGCCAGTTGGAACGAACTAACTAAAGAAGGCCCTAAGCAGAACTTCGGTCAAAAGGGATTGCATATGGCAGTACTTAAAAGAAAGCTTAAATAAAGTAACCTCTTAAAATATAGAAATACATACTTATTAAGGAGTACCGATTATGATAGACTGTGGTGAAGGAGATCTTAGTGTTTTTAATTATTCATTTTGGGATTTATGGCTTCAAAAGAATCTTAGAAACATTGCCTCTGTTAAATATCAATGGTTGTTTTTTCTATATGTGCCTGTAATTTATGGTATGTTTAATGAAGGACTTACCAAAGGCCAACCTTGGATTTCTGCCACTTTGGGTTTAGGTTTTCTAGGTGGTGGTTTTGTTACACTGGCTTTAGGAAGACTAATAACTAATACAGCTTTAAAAGTTGATAAGGCGGCTACAGCATCAGATATTAATGTACATAGTCAGACTATCCAGAGAGGAGTTAAGCCGGACCAAAACGTAGTTTTAGGGAATAGTGTTAATTTAAAGCCAGATCCTTATTATGATACTGCTAATATTTTAGATACGGAGAAATAAATGGGTATTGCCTTTTCTACAAGTATATCAGATATAATAAAGGGATTTATTGGAATAGCTTTAATAGTTTTGGTAATAATATTTCTTCCTAAATTTATGGATAAGTTTGAAGCCTTAGGTAATATAAATGTACCTAGTGTAAGTATACAGTTAGATGAAACTACCATAGAGCGTATAGCTACTAATGTAGTTAAAGTGCACTTAGCGGCAAATAATAAAGAAATAAAAGACTTAATAAAAGATTTAAAAAAAGAAGATAATGCAGCTTTATTAGCAGCCTTAAAAGGACAAAACGCTCAAATAAAAGAAATAGCAGATCTTGTAGCATCTATGCAAAGTAGCACCGATCCAGATCCTGATATAAATGTAATTTATGGTGCGGATGACGATCCTAAAAGATTAGAAACGTTTATTATATATAGAACAGACGCAGAAGGTAAAAAGTTTCCTACTGGTATAGTATACTATAGTCCTAACGTTAAAGAAGGGCCTAAGTTTAGTTATCAAGAGTATCCTTTAGATGTACACGCTACTATTGTAGCTTCAGAAGAAGGAGAAGAAGAGAAAAGACATGCCGCTATGTGGGTAGAGAATAACTTTGTAGATGGTTATAAAGGACAGCAATTTTCTTTAGATCTTGATCCTAAAAATATTAGATGGGCAAAGGCAGAACCCAAAGAAAAAGGATGGCGCTGGAA